GGCTTTTGATAATTGGTATATGTTTGGGGTCCATATACTTCATCTATCTTTGACTTGATCCTGGCATGAACCTTGGTTTTACACAATTTCGATACTTGGTTGAAGGTTTTGGTAGTACCCATATTTCCTAAATAGGTGGGAAAACCAATCTCTTCATGTAAAACTAGAGACTGAGCATGTGGAGGAAATGCAGGCTCTTCTTCTCCCAAAGAATGAGCTTCCATAATCCCCGTATCAAATTTGCCCAAACACTCATCTAATTCTCGTCGCGTGAACAAAACAGCGTAAGCAACATTACTATTGTAGTGACCAGCAATATGAACTCCTGCAATAGCACACTTGCCTTTTGCAGTAGTCCAAACTACCGGTAATCCACATTGGCCGACCTTATGATCATCCCATGAGTAACGTATGGTATTAGTGTACTTGACTCGACCAAAATTCTCGTCGTCACATTCAAGCTTTCCAATATAAGTTGCACGTACACATGAATTTGATACTTGAGCATCCGCATTCTTTAATCTCAAAATGTCACTAGCAAAATGTGATCTCACGTCTTTACTTAAAGTCTGTAAAACATATAAAACAACATGATCTGCACCAAGTAACTGATGATTGAGACTGCAGACTATACCAGTCATATAAGCTGAAGGGCTAGGGTCAACACTAGTTGCTAGTCTGAACTTCATTCCAACAATATCATGAGTCCCAAACGCATGTTTCGGGACAATGAAATAATTAGAACAAATTCCAAAAGCATATGAGCGTGAGTGATTACCATTAGGAAGTGCAACCTCAAATTTGCGTATGTTGTTGGAAATAGCAGAGTAAAGTTCAGAAACCTTTCCAGAGTGAGCTGAGTCCATTTGAGCCAAATTTACGGTAGTCCAAGACATTGCATTATGCTTGTTGACTACTCTATAAACAGGAGATCCAGTACCAACACGCTCTTCCCATGTATTAGTTCTTTTCGTCTCTTCAGTTTCTTTAGGAAATTCAGTACTAACTTGGGACGTGGTTTGACCTTCTGTCGCAACATCATCCTGCACCAAAGTAAGGATTTGTTTAACAACTATGACCGCAGCAGCTATATGTGCGACACCAATCGCTAAGGCAGCTGGATCACTAATACACCATGTTTTAAATGTCTCAAACTTATTTTTCCAATCTTCTGTTTCAGAATGAATTATCGCTTGCATTGTTCGGCTTCTCCAATGATAAGTCAGGGGGCCGATATCAATATAAGAGATCAATAGGAAGAACATAGTAAGAAACAACAAAACTGGACTGCGAAAAGCGAATGCCATCAACACACTCAGCGCCATCAAAAACTGACAAAACATAACGTAAGTCTGTTTAAGTCTCGATAGAGCTGCTCCAGTCATCAAC